CCATGGTCTACCACAATCTCCTCCCATTGTTATCCCATCTTTATTATTTAATTTAATAACTAACCAAGGTCCACTTTGAGTATCTGTGATTGTAGTTCCCTCAACAAACGCAGACACATCATGAGTATGACCCTCTCTTCCTCCTATAAGTGTTGAAAGAGCACCACTAGGGATACTATCCACTAAAAATTTACTAATATCCTTAATTCCTGGCATAGCACTAGTTTTAATTAATCTAAGATCTACTCTCTGACCTTCTGAAACAACAAACCTAGTTGAATTTAACTCATCTACACTAATTCGTGTACACATAAATTCTTTTCCAAAATCATTGTATAACCTAATTTTCATAACTTTAGCAGACGATTGAATAGCAGCGGAACATGAAAACAAATGTTCAGGAACAACTAAAGTATGGCAATCCATAAAAGTTCCATGAAGAGACATACCTTCCCCTATTTCGTTACCTTCACTATCAATATGTAACATAGTTACAGACACCACATTCCTCCTAATCTTTCTTAATTGATCTTCCTCCTTCTGATTATGATTCCAACCACCTTGACTTATTCCCTTAATTTTCATAGGTAACAAATTAACCTTAGGTACTTTAAGTCTACCATTATACACTTGAGGAGTATATGTAACCTTAGTTTCTACAGTAGTATCAAATGGTTCCCCTGCTTTAATTAAATCACTTACTTTAGGTGTGTTTCTTCTTTTAAATATTATCATACCAGCCACAGTACTCAAAATTATTCCTACAATCGTAACTACAGCTATTAAAATTTTCTTATTAATGCCAAACCACTTTTCTATAAAAGAAGGTTCAACAATACCTTTCCAATCTCTTCCCTTAAATATCTCTTGATATTTATCAGGCATATCTTTAGGGTACTTACCATTATACATATCGACAATCTCATTCATTGTCAACTCTGGAATAATAGCATTACATACACAATCATGATAGTATTCCAAGTCTACATCTACAATATCTTCCAACTCCAAATCAAACCTAAAAGGATTCATTTCAGGATTTGTAGGCCTACAAATTAAATGAGAAACATAACGAGGCATATCTTGAGGCAAATCAAGAAAACTAAAACTATCAGATGTATAAATTTCCCACACTTTAGGATCTAAAAATTCTTTTAATTTCAAAATTGAATGGGTAACGTCAAGATACATTAAATAACCACTAGATGCACATTGAGAAGGAATATGATTATAATAATCATTCTTTCCCTGAGTTACAGAAAGAACTTCCTTCGACTTCAAGAAATTTCCTTTCCTATCATTATACTCTTTAACTATTTTTTCAACTACTGTAGAAAATACACAAGTACATTTACTACTTGTTCTCATAGAAGAAACATCACAAACTTGAAAAGTAAAAATAGTATCCAAAACTTTCATCTTATCATCCAATGTTTCAGTGTCCTTCAAAGCATCCAAGAGTAAAGCCACATCCAACTTCCCATCTGTTCGATACTTACTATTCACCAATAGTTCATAAGCAAAAGGAAATCGTCTAGCAAGAGCTCCCTTATCAGATATACCCTTAACAGCATGAAGATCAGGCGAATTAGTACAACAACAAACAAATGAAGATTTAAATAAGGTCATCTTCTCATCTAAATGAGCCATATTAACTGGATTACAAGATGTACAAATTAAATTAATCACCTTAAGCGCATCACTACCCTCTGTATCCTGTAAAAATTCATCAACATTAACCCAAGGTTGACAAGTATAACCACCCATAAATTTCTGTTCACCTATCGGCATCGTATAAACTGAATCATCCACACTTTCAGTCTCTTTAAGAATACCACATTTAAATAGTACAAATTTAGATAAAATAGTGCTAGCAATATAAGATTTACCAACACCAGGTTTACCATATAAATATATTCCAATAGGTTCAGGTTGAGTTTTGGACGATATTGTTTTAGCATGTATTGTATCACTTTTCCTTATAATATACTCCAAATCACGTAAATAAACAGCATTTATTCTTAAATTTGAATTATCATCAAGGTAAGATCTAGCTTTTGTTGCAAATTCATTAATTACTTCCGTACCATGAGATCTAATAACATTCATTTCAAAATTCCCACAAGAGTCAGCATATTTAAATTCCTTAATCATCTTGGTCATTTTACTCAACCTCTCATTTTTCCAAGAAGCTACAATACCTTTCCCGAAAATAAAGTATTTAATAAAACAAATAAAGGAATTAAGAATACTATATTCCTGACCACAATCCCTATTAACTGAAGCGACATAATCATAATAATCCGGTCCTAGTTTAAAGTTAAAGAAAGATGTTATCATAGTAACAGCCTTACCCAGTAATGCTGCACAATCAGACATCCAACCACTCTGATTAAATGAAAAGAATTTAGAAAAGAAACCAGTACTCCTTGATGGCATACTAACTTTAAGTTTTGATGCTATAAAACATATAGCCGCACTAATATTAGTAATACAAGCAACTACAGATCCTTTAGTTTCAATGAGCAATGCGATAGAATTACAAATACCCAGAAAATGTACCAATATAATCTCTAAGATGTTTACTAATGGTATAGAACTAACTCCTAACATGGCACCTAATTTGTCAATCTGTGTCCACATATTGACTAAAGATGACATACTCTCCAACCCTTGTAATTCACTAAAATTATCTACCGAATGTCCTCCACCATTAAAAGTAATCACAGAAAAATTAGGATTACCCATTACAAGTTGTTGCTGAACTTGAATTGCCATAGTTTCAACAGGATTAAGTAAAGTAAATCTCGTTGTATTACTAGATATAGTTGAATTCAAAAAAGTGATCCAGTTCCCATCAAAATCTTTATATCGGAAATCACATCTCATTTCACCTAATACAAAAGTCGGAACAACATAAACTATTGAATATAGCATATAAAATCTACCAAAATTAACTTCTAAATTACCTGGAGTTACTGAACTATTCCAAACAGTTGATGCAACTCTATCAAACGCTTTAAATGCATTTGCGGTATCAACACTAGCTGTCACTACAAATGGCGCTGGTAACACATTAGATGTCATCCTAGGAACTATTAAACTATGAATAAAAGACCTTTCTTGGTTAAATAAAGGATATAACATAGCAAAATCGTCCCCTCCTTCCCATGAAAAGAAGAAAGTCTGAGAATTTGCAATTGACGAATACGCATAAATTTCTATGCAACATTGATCATGCAAATCCTGATCTTCTTGAGTTATTCTATCTGAAGCTATCAAATACGGTAATCGAGCATAATGTGGAATCTCAAATCTATAAGTTGAATCAGAACTAGGTGTCAACACTACCATGCCAGATTGCGATCCCAAATCATCCAAAGGTAAAGTTAAATTAGGATAAGTCGGTTCTTTAATAATAAAACTTTGTCTCATTCGTGCAAAAATAACAATTTTATCTGTTTTATTAACAGTTGAACTTATAATCCATCGTCCTGATCCCCTACGAAGATAACAAGAAACAGGAATTGCTTCCAATGGCCATTGAGGCAATAATGCTATCAATTTAAACTCGTTATCTACAAATGTTAAAGTGATTGGGTGCACTATCTTTTTCCTCAAATACAAACTCGCAAAGGACATATGATCCATCATAAAGGTAGGTGGTGATGTCTTCTCTTCTATTGGTCTCCAAATTATATAAGAATTATTATCTGTGTCACTACCCTGCAATCTAGACATATTAGGATTTCTTGGCACAGCAAACCAAAAAGAATCTTCCGTTGGAGCTGATAAATAAACATTAATCTGAATAACATTAGAAACACTAGTAGGAGCTATCAAAGGATTTTGAACATTTACCATCAATGTCCCCCTAGAAGCATTATTAGTTGAATCCCATTCGGTAGGACAAATAAATGGGATATCAATAGAAAATACATTAGTTTTCCCTATATCTACACACATATAATTTACTTGTTGAATGTCATTATTAAAATCCTTATCAAGATCCGTATAACCAGACCAACCAACAATTAGTTGACCCTGATGGAATCGAGTGGCTATTATCTCAAAAGTATACCTCAAATCTCCTCTCCAATATTCAAAATTTCTTGAAATCTCCAAAAGAGGAATACCAAAGACTGTGGTGTTAGGTATAATAGTTTCAAATACCAACCCTGTACCTACTTTAAATAATGTCTTCCCTACCGCATCGTTTGTGCCCCAATTTAATATAGTAACCCTACCAGGTGTTTTAATATAATCACTCATAACCATAGGTTTATATCTATCGTGAGCTAAGATATCCCCCGAAAGTAATCGCATATCTACCCCTATTTTAGGCATATCCACAGTCGTAGAAACTCCGTGATATTCTACGGCATGCAATGGCGAATCAAACATTCCTATAATATCTGTTACTACATTAGCTATAGCAGATATTGGGTTTATCATTTCGAGTGCCTTAACTCCGAAATGACCCAATTTCGCTAACCATCCTTCTTCTTGAGCTCCACGACCATCTACTCGCCCTTTATCAATATTTCCTACTCTCTTATTTTTCCCTTGATTAACACTCTTATTATATGGTCTCTTTATACTAATTTGAGTATCTATAAATTTGAAAAGAATAGAACAATTCAATGTAGTGGGTAATCCAGTTCCCACCCCCAATGAATTCCAAATATAAATAATAAAATTTTGATTCATATACGGATTAACATTACTAGAAGGTCCATTTAAGAATAAGTGAGGTGTGATATGTTCCACCAATAAAGTAGCATTCGTAGCATGACCTATATCTAGGAAAGAATGGGGCATTAGCATCATATCTGACGATGCTGTTGCTGTTATTTTATGACTTGGTTGACACGAGAGTAATAAACATCCACTATGAAATGGTGTAGCATTAACTCTAACAAACATCTGAATATTAGTCCTTAAAATTAAGTGTGTAAAAAGAATACCGCTAAAAGGGTATATCTTACTAAGTAAAGTTGATGGTAGAGTAATTTCATATACTCTAGATTTAATTCCAGCATTGATGGGTATACTTATTGTCTCAAGATGATATTCTCTTTCAAATAAATTTTCAATACTAGGAGTTTTATTCACAAAAGTACTCGACAAACTTGAAGGTGATTCTACATGAGATGGCACTACATTTGTACTTTCTTTCTCTTGATCAAGAATTATAACTTCGTCGCCCTGCAAATAAGAAAAAGATTTAACTAACTTCCTCTTCTTCCGTCTAAAAGGATCGAAGCGCACCTTAATCCAACTATCACCTAGTTTCATCCTAAAACACTTCTCTCTCAATGCCTGAGGAAAAGCCTTTCCTTGAATGTAAGATGTATTCCTTCCTCTTTGCCAATCATACACCATTCGCACAAACTCAACAACATTCCTAACTACTTTCGTAATGATGTTACCTCTACGCGCAACAACAGGATATCCTCCATCCTCTCGTCGCACACCATACACTTTCATAGTTGGTACAACCTGATACTCTTCTGGAAATTCTCCTCCATCAACTGTCTTCACAATTGGCACCTTAAACTTCTTCTTTTGCCTAGGATAAAGACTTCCGACTGGAGTATAATCTTCACAATCAGGCTTTGTTGAAGATGTATCTTTAAGATTCACCGATTTAGCCTCTCTCTGGCTTGGAATCTGAATCCAACCATCTTCATCAAGTGTCTTCTTCAACTTCTTACCTATCAAAGGTATGTAATCAGAAGTACACTTCTTCCAGCACGTTAGTACTTGGGTAACTGCGGGGTTGTTATCAACCACCTGTGCATT